GTATAAGAGACAGGGATCATGCTCGCGGGGGTGGCGACGGGGTTGCAGGCGGACCTGGTGTTTCCGGCCTTCGTGGGGGCGATCTGGAGCCTGAAGGCGCTGGAGCCGGGCGGCGGGGTGGTGTGGCGAGTGGTGCAGGTGGTGGTGGGGACGCTGATCGGGGCGTGGGCGACGCCGGTGGCGGCGCAGGCGGTGACGGGGATGTTGCCGGCGGCGTTGGCCGGGATGGAGGCGCTGCGCTATCCGCTGGCGTGGGCGATCGGATGGGGCGGGCTGCGGCTGGGCCTGCCGGTGCTGGAGCGGCGGGTGGGGAGGGGCGCGCGATGATGCATGCGGTGATCCTGGTCGAGGTGCTGGCGGCGTTGTTGCTGGTGTGGAAGGCGGTGGAGGCGTTCACCCGGATGAGCCGGTGCACGCGGTGGCCTTATGCGGCGGCGTGGGCGGCGCTGGGCGGGGCGGCGGCGACGACGATCGCGGCGGCGCTTGAGGGGTCGCTGGTGGCGGACTGGCGCACGGCGCTGGTGATGGCTGCAGTGGCGGTGGGGGTGTGCGTGGATCGGCGCTGGGGCGGCGAGCGACTGCCGGCGGTGTTCCGGCGTGGGGGGCGTGGGCAATGACGCGGCTTTCGGAAAATTTCACGCTGCGCGAGCTGGTGGCGAGCGATACGGCGCGGTCGAGCGGGATCGAGAACCGGCCGGACGAGCAGGCGGTGATCTACCTGGCGCGGCTGGCGATGGTGCTGGAGATGATCCGCGCGGAGTTGGGCGGGCGGCCGGTGGTGGTGACGAGTGGGTATCGGAGCCCGGCGCTGAACCGCGCGGTGGGGGGGAGCCGGACGAGCGCGCACCTGGATGGGCGTGCGGTGGATCTGGTGGTGCCGTTGTTCGGGCCGCCGGCGGAGGTGGCTGCGCGGGTGGCGGGCATGGGCTTCGTGGTGTTCGACCAGTTGATTCTGGAGCGCTTCGGGCGCCGGGAGTGGGTGCATCTGGGGATGGCGCGCATCGGCGAGGTGCCGCGGCGGCAGGTGCTGACGATCGCGAACGGGAAGGTGCACGCAGGCCTGGTGTGAGGGAGGGCGCAATGCGTTGGGCGTTCGAGCGGTGGTGGTGGCCGGCCTTGTGGTGGGGGTGGTATGTGGCCGGCCTTGCGGAGGGCTTGTCGCGGGGGCCGCGGGTGCGGACGCCGATCCTGCGGCTGCAGGTGTCGCACTTGCGGTTGCGGGGCAAGGCGGTGCAGCGCCTGGGCGAGGCGCGTGCGCGGCTGTATCTGGTGGGGAGGATGGGGAATGGACCGGCAGGAGCTGATCGAGCACTGGCGCAGCCAGGAGGTGAAGGAGACGGCGGCGCTGGTGGTGGAGGACAGGGCGCTGCAGAAGGTGCTGGCGGCGTGGCCGATGGTGGGGGTGGGGGATAGCGACATCCCTTGTTTTGCGCCGGGCGACGCGGGAAGCTGGGACGGCGTGTGGAGCGGTCTGCGGGTGAATCTGGAGGCGCTGGCTGCGCTGGCCGGGCTGCAGCAGGGGCCGGCGGTGCAGACGTTCAACCGGGCGAAGGGGCTGCGGCTGATTTACCCGGACGGGACGATCCACGCGGTGGCGAAGGTGGTGCTGCAGAAGCGGATCAAGGACGCGGTGCAGGGCTAGGTGGTGTGGTCTAACTGAAGGAGGTGATCCAAATGGCAACGCGAGGAAATGGAAGCCGCGCACCGCGTGCGCGTTTTCGCCCGACTGCGGGCGGTGGGCTGGCGCCGGTGAACAACGCCGTGCGCCGGATGCAGATGGAGCGTGAGTTTGCGCAGGCCGGGCAGGTGACGAGCCGGCGCAGCATTGCGAACGCGGCACGTCGTCGCACGGCGGGCGGGACGGGTGGCTGAGCAGAAGCACCGCTCGGCCCCGAAGAAGCGCAAGCCGAAGCCGCCCACGGGGCGGCTTTTGTTTGAGCCGGTGAAGCTGGCGAGCCGGTACAGCGACGAGGTGGTGGTGTCGTTCTCGGGCGGGAAGGATTCGGTGGTGGTGCTGGACCTGTGCATGCGCTACTTCAAGCGGGTGCATGCGTTCTTCATGTACCAGGTGCCGGGGCTGAGCTTTCAGGAGGCGACGCTGAAATGGTACGAGGACCGCTACGGGATCGAGATTCTGCGGCTGCCGCATCCGGAGCTGGCGGAGTGGCTGCGGCTGGGGCTGTTCCGGCATGAGGACTGGAGCGTGCCGGCGATCGGGTTCAATGACCTGTACCACTACGCCCGGGTGCAGACGGGCGGGTGGTGGATTGCGGCGGGCGAGCGGATTGCGGACAGCATCTGGCGACGGGCGATGATGAAGCGCGCGGGCAGCGTGGATGTGAAGCGCGGGCGGTTCTACCCGCTGATGTACTGGCGCAAGGAAGACGTGCTGCGGTACATCGCGCAGCGGCGGCTGAAGGTGAGCCCGGAGAGCAAGTACCTGGGGCATTCGTTCCGCAGCCTGGAGCCGGAGGAGATGTTCCTGACGCGGCTGCACTACCCGGCGGATTACCGGAAGATCGAGCGGTGGTTTCCGTTCGTGGGGGCGGCGGTGAAGAAGTTCGAGTTGGAGCGAGAGGGGGGCGGCGGTGATGACTTCTGAGGTGGGAAAGACGAAGTTCCAGCGCTTCGAGGTGGGGGAGATGCTGCGCAGCGCGATCCTGCCGCATCCGCGCAACCCGCGGATGATCACGCCGAAGGCGGCGAAGCGGCTGAAGGGGAAGATGAAGGAGATCGGGCTGATTCAGCCGGTGATCGTGAATCGGCGCACGTGCCGGCTGGTGGGCGGGCATCAGCGGCTGGCGCAACTCGACGCGCTGCAGAAGTACGACGCGCGCAAGCCGGAGACCGATTACCGGCTCGACGTGAGCCTGTGCGACCTGACGGACGCGCAGGAGCTGGAGATGCTGGTGTTCCTGAACAACCCGAGCGCGGAGGGGGTGTTCGACCTTGATCTGCTGGCCGATCTGAACCTGGAGATGGGGGTGGGGTTCGAGGCGATGGGGTTCGATCAGCTCGACGTCGACATGATGTTCGACGGCGACGCGCGGTTCTCGCACCTGTTCGAGGATGACCCGGAGGTGAGCGAGACGAAGGAGAAGCTCGACGCGGTGAAGGCGGCGCGGGCGGAGGGGGTGGAGAAGATGCAGGAGAAGAACACGGCGGAGTTCTACTTCGTGGTGGTGTGCCGGGATGAAGAGGAGATGAAGACGATCAAGCAGCGGCTGGGGGTGCCGGTGCATGAGCAGATGTGCAGCGGTGACGCGGTGCTGGGGGTGATCGGGGAGTAGGCGAGAAAAAGCCCGGCGGGCCGGGCTGGGGGCTGCCTTCGGCGGTGGTCAGGCGTCGGGAATCTCTTCGATCCGAACCTGTACGACTTCCCATCCGAGTTCATCAATCCTCTGTTGAGCGGAGCCCGCAAACCCTTCAGATCGCGCTCGGGCGAGGATTTTTTGTAGCGCTTCAGTTCTGTTGATCGCGGCATATTCGGTCAAATAGACGCGGCCAAACTCGGCCACGTTGGCGGCGACAATCCATATTGATTTCATGTTTGTTCCAGGTGGTCCAGGTAGTGGGCGTCGGGCTCGAGGAGCTCGATTGTGTCGTCGGGCGTGGTGTAGAGGCTGAGCTGCCCGCGGTGGGCGATGGGGCGCACGTGGCGCGGGTTGGCCAGGCGCCAGGCGAAGAGGCCGGGCGCCCATGCGACATGGGCGTGCTCTTCGTCGGCGCGGGTCATGGGGAGCACGTCCACCAGATCCACGATGCAGACCTGCACTTGCGCGGGGAGCGTCCAGATGTGCCCGGCCTCGTCGGCGTGCTGGTGGGGGCGCCCGCTGGCGACGACCAAGAGCGGGCCGCGGTAGGCGGTGCGCCAGGTTCGGATTTCGACCGTTTTGGTGTGTTCGGCGATGTAGGTGGCCCAAGGCTGGCGCACGGCGAGTGTTTTCATGTTGTGCTCCCGGGGGCGCTTGGCCCCCTTGCGGTTAGAAATAGGCGCCGCCGATCAGCAGGGCGCAGGCCAGGGTGAGGGCGCCGGCGAGGGTGCCGGCGGCGGCTTCGATCAGTTCGCGGTGGCGGGTGTAGAAGCGGAGCATGTCATGCCCCTTTGATGCGCTTGATCGAGAGATCGCGCAGGGCGGCGAGGTGGGCGGGGCCGTGGTAGCGGCCGCGGTCGTCGTCGCCGAACTGGGCCTTTGCCCATTCGAGCGCGGCCGGGCTGTAGTCGCGCTGGGTGAACACGTACATTGCCGCGCCGAATGCCTCGTTCCATGCGTTGCGGCTGAACTCGTAACAGTCGGTCATGCCGTCAAACGATCCGGCTCTGTAGCGCTTGGCGATGGCGTCGACCTGGTCGACGGTGGGGCCGTCCGTCCAGCGCACGTCGAGGGAGCTGCCGCCGGCGTAGCGATCGGTGCGCACGCTGAACTTGACGCCAGGCCAGCGGGCGCGGAGCTGCGCGCGCAGGTTCTTCGCGGCGGCGATCAGGCTGCCGCCCTTGACGGTCTCGGGGCTGACGAGCTGCGGGTGTTCGGTGCGCAGGCGTGCGACCTGTTCGGCCATCGGCACGGCGGGCGGTTCGGGGGTGGGCGCAGGCGCGGGCGCATTGATCGACCACACGTTGTCCGCGCGGCGCGTGCCTTTTCCGGTGATCGCGCTGGCCGCTGCAAACTGGGCCTTGATGGCCTCGCCAAGCGCGCGCGCGGGGTCCGCGTGCCAGTCCGGGCGCTCGCAGCTCTGGTACATCCAGCAGTCGACGGCGGCGATCAGTTCGGCCGGGGTGCGGCTGTCGGCATCGTGCGCGGTGATGTCGCAGCGGTGCGTGGTGTTGGCCTCGTTGTAGAGGTAGTTGACCGAGGCGATGTTGGTCGCCAGCAGGGTGTCGGCGATAGCCTGCGTTTTTTCGGGGGTGCCGACCATGCGCGCGTAGGCGGTGGCGATGGTGGCGACGTGAAAATCGGTGCAGATGTAGGCAGACATAGTGCCCTCCTGATCGCCAGGTTTCCGGCGGCGAGCCCGTGTGGCGATGGCCACGACTCAATACTAGGCGATTGCAAAAATAACGCAATAGATATTGCAAAAAAAATGCAGCGCGTTATGATGCAGGTGTCGGGGGCGTGCCCCGGCGGTGCTCGCCGGCCGATCGGGCGATGTGGAGATCGAGATGAAAACGGTGCATGTGTCTGATCAGGTGCTCGGCGGCAATCTGTTTGCCGACGACGACGGGTATGACGTGCCCGCGTCAGCGCGGGCGTATGCAGAAGAGCTGCGCAAGCTGTACAAGACCGAGATCGAGGAGCGGTTCCCGGGCGCCCGCGCAGACATCGATATCGACCTGGAGGTGCACGCGAGCGGGTGTAGCCGCGAGCTATCCGTTTTCGTGAGCGATGGCGGCGAGACTGAGGAGCCGGCCGGGCTGTTCGAGGCGCTGTGGCATGCTCGCCAGGCGCTGTGGGAGTCGTTTTCGTGGGCGGTGGAGGAGTAGGCCCGCGACAACGCGCCGGAGTGATCGTCATGGCCGGGCCTGTGCCCGGCGCAACAGGAGAGAGAGATGAACCCGATCGTGAAATATGTAGTGCGAGTGCCCGGCTACACGTCGTGGAGCGAGCACAAGACGCTCTCGGCGGCCCTTCGGGAGGCCGAGACGGCAAACCGCGCGGTCCGCCCGGGACACCTGGTGTTTGCCGAGCACGAGGACGGCCACGTGTCCGGCCCTTATCCGAAGGAGTTGGTGAAATGAAATGCATCCCGAAGGTGAAGACGAGGAACGCGTTTCCTGGGGACCGAGCCGTGATTTTCACGGAGCCGGCGGTCGACGTGGCCGGAAATATCTGGCCGAAAGGAACTGAGCTCGTCCCCAAGGCAGGCGGATTCGACAGCGCCGTAGGGCGCAACTATCAGGAGTTCACGAACGGTGCGCGGTTCGAAGCGTGACCGCCGAAGATCCACCGGGCGCCCCGCGGGGCGCCTTTTTCAGGACGAGAGAGATGGAACGGAGTTTGATGCGGTTGGCGATTCCGGAGGGGTTGGCGTTCGAGGCGTTGAAGCTGACGCGCGACCCGACGACGGGGGAGGTGGAGTTCGATTGGGCGCCGATCGAGGCGATCTGCGCGGCGTCGGGCGTTGACGTGGAGGTGTTCAAGCGCGGGCCTGAAGACAACGTTTCGGCGCTGATCGTGGCGTGGTATCGGGCGCACCGGGCGGCCGGCGGCGCGGCCGATGCGGTGCAGGAGGAGCTTCTGGCCGAGGTCGAGGCGGAGGATGTTTCGGTGTTGCAGGCGAATCCGGGGGCGGGCGGTGTCCATTGATGAGCGATCACAACTTGAGGCAGAAGCACCGGCGGTTGGTGCGCGAGCTGGCGGAGCTGGCGGGGCGCTTGGAGACGCGCCCTTTCCCGGAGACGGCGCAGGAGAAGCGGGCGTTGACGCTGACGCTGCGGGCGCTTCGGGCAAGAGCGGCGGAGCTGGATCGGGCGATGCACCCGGAGAGGGTGCCGAGCGGGTGAGCGCTGCGGCCTTCACGGCGTGGGCGGACCGGGTGGGGCTGACGCTGGCGAAGCAGCGGGAGGCGCTGCGGCGGGTGTATGTGGATGGGCAGTCGATCAACGGTGCGGCGCGGGCGGTGGGCTTGAGCCCGTCGACGGTGAGCCGGGCGAAGGGGCGGTATCGGTTCGGGCGGTGTCCGTGCTGCGGGCAGGCGGTGCCGTGAAGACGGTGTTGCAGGTGCCGGGGGAGGCGCCGCGGGCGTTGAACTGGACGAACCGGCATCCGAACCAGGCGAGCCGGGCGGGGGTGGTGCTGTGGCGGCATTCGTCGGTGGTGTTGTCGGGGGCGGAGTTTCGCGCGCTGCGCGATGGGCAGGGGGCGTGGATCGAGAGCACGCATCCGGGGCGGGTGCGAGCGGCGCTGGGGCTGGCGGAGGGTGAGCCGGGCGTGATGCCGGCGGGGTGAGCTTTGCCGGATCGGTAAAGAGGAAGGGGGCGCTGCGGCGCTCCCTTTTTTTGCGCCTGCCATACGGCCAAAGTCTGCGCATGGCGAAGAAAGACACTTACCAGCCGCTGGCCGAGGTGACGTTTCGGTGCGTGGGCTGCCGCAGGAACTGGAAGGCGGCGCCGGCGCGGGTGGAGGATTGGCCCGAGGATGGGTTGCATCCGTGGCGGTACTTTGCGACGTGCGCAGAGTGCGGGGCGGAGTGCGAGCAGGCGGGGTTCGAGCGCGGGCTGCTGCGGGCGTGGCGGAGCTCGACGGGGCCGCGCACGGCGGAAGGGATTGCGGCGACGGCGAAGAACCTGGAGGGGCATCCGACGCCGGAGGAGGCGCTGCGCACGCGGTTCAACGGGATGAAGCACGGGTTGACGGCGAAGGTGGCGACGTACTTTCCGCCGAAGCCGGACGGGTACGCGTTCTGCAAGGCGTGCGAGGTGGATCGGGATTGGTGCCGGGAGCAGCCGGCGTGCGTGAAGCAGGCGCAGCACTTCATGCTGCACCACGCGGCGTTCGAGCAGAAGAATCCGAAGCACCTGATGGGGATCTACGCGGACTTCCACGCGGCGCTGATGCTGACGATCCAGCAGATTCTGCAGACGATCATCGCGGACGGGGTGACGATCAACCAGCCGAAGACGTATTACGACCGGGAGGGCAACTGCCTGGTGGTGCAGTACATCGATGAGCAGGGCCGGCCGCAGACGGTGCGCGATGTGCAGGCGCATCCGCTGTTCCGGCCGCTGGGGGAGTTGATCAGCCGGACGGGGATTTCGCTGGCGGATCTGGGGATGACGGGGCGCAGCTTCGAGGAAGAGACGCCGCTGCCGGGCCGGTTGAAGCCGGGTGAGGGGGCGATGGCGCTGGAGGACTTTGCGCAGAAGCAGGCGAAGGCGCTGGAGAGTTTGAAGGGGCTGCTGGAGCGCGGGAAGGCGCGGGCGGCGGCGGATCCGGTGCTGGTGGAGTATCAGCAGCAGATGGGGGAGGAGTGATGAAGCACTTCGCGAAGCTGTATGAGACCGAGCGCGGGCAGATCGTGGCGATCCGCCAGGCGAACGATGAAGGCTACCCGGAGATCCGGTTCTTTTTCAGGACTTCCTTGCCAGGCCTTGGGGTGTGTTCGATGGCGATCGGGTTCAAGCGCTACAAGAACGGCGGCGATGAGGACTTGGACGGTGCATACGAGAAGGCCGACGAGGTGTTCGGCGCGCTGACGGAAGACGGGGTGCGTGAACGGGTCTTCCTGCAGATCGACGCGATCGAGGAGTCGTTCTGCGGTGGATAAGTACGCGCCGGAAGTGCTGCTCGGGTTCTTCGCGATGCTGAAGAACTGCACGCTGATCGTGGCGTGCGCCTGGACGGTCGTGTCGCTGTACCGGCTGTCGGGGTCGTGGCACTGCCTGTGGGCGCTGCTGATGCTGTGTTTCATGGGGTCTTACAAGTTCGTGAGGGATTGAGGCGATGAGCAAGGTGACGACGGAAATAAAGGCGCTGGTCTATGACCTGTCGCCGGAGCAGCAGAAGAAGTTCGAAGAGTGCGTGCAGCAGCTCGAAGGGCTGGTGCAGGCGAATGGCGCCGAGGGGATTCTGGCGCTGGCTTTTGTTGGGGCGAAACTTTCAGAGGATTGATCATGCGGATTTACACGGATCACAACGGTGTTGCGGTAAACGCGATTTCGAGGTTGCACGACGGGCTAGATGTTGAGGGCCACGTGTATCAGCTGCTGTCCGGATGCAAGGTGCAGGAGGTCTGCTTCCAACTCGGGCCGGTCAAGGACGCGGGTGTCAACGGCGCGACCAACGAGGCGCTGCTGGCAGTGCTGATTCACCGGCTGCAGTTTCTGAACGGGAAGTTTCCTTGCCGTGAGAACTCGCTGGCTATCACGAAGATGCAGGAGGCATTGATGTGGCTCGAGAAGCGGACAGCTGACCGCATTACTCGAGGCGTTGAAGGGTCGAGCGTGGCATGACAGCTCGGGTCTCCGCCTCTGCGCGCCTTCGCGTGGCCAGCCGCGCGGAGGTGGAGATCCAGCGTTATGCGCACGACCACGCGCTGTGGCACCAGCACGTGCATGGGGTGACGCTCGACCCGGTGCAGGTGCTGAAGTGCATCGAGATGGACGCGCACCGCAACACGATCGACTACTCGTGCCGGCGGACGGGGAAGACGTTCGTGAAGGAGTTGTACTGCCTGAAGTGGCTGGCGACGCATGCGATGGAGGACGAAGGCATCGTGGCGCCGCGGATGCAGCAGAGCCTGACTAACCTGGGCTACCACCTCGACGCGATCCGGCGCAGCGAGATCCTGCAGGCGTACATCGCGACGAAGAACGGGCGCCGGCAGATGAAGGACAGCGGCTACACCTTGAGCAACGGGAGCGGGGCGAGCGCTTACGGGATCATGGGGCAGATCGACGGCGATTCGCTGACGATCGCGAGCCTGGAGGAGACCGACGACATGCCGCACGACCGGCTGACCTCGCGATTCCTGCCGATGCTGGGCTCGACGCGGCGGCCGGGGATCGACCACGAGTTGAAGCCGCAGGTGCGGGTGACGGGGGTGTTCAAGGGCGCGGATGTGCTGGCGAGCCTGGCGAAGTCGGGGGCGTATCACACGGTGCCGATCGTCGACGTGTACCTGGGGATGGAGCTGGGCACGGTGGGCGAGCAGTGGGCGATGGAGATGCGCGCGCAGAACAGCGAGGGCGAGTGGATACGGCAGTTTCTGTGCCGGAACATCCAGGCGCAGAACTGGATCTGGGAGAAGTACGTGCGCAGGGCGATGGCGGTGGGGCTGCAGGCGGGGCTGGTGCCGGCCGGGCCGCTGCCGGGGGTGCGGTACAAGCGGCGCGGGCTGGTGTCGTTTGGGTACGACCATTCGGGCCACGGCGAGAACCCGGCGGCGTCCAAGAGCGCGCTGGTGGTGTGCGAGCAGGTGGGCAACTTCGTGACGTTTCCGTTTGTGCGGACGTGGCCGGCGGGGACGGATGACCGGGTTGTGGAGCGCGATCTGTTCGGGGCGTGGGACTACTTCCGGCCGGACTATGCGATGGGCGACGCTTACGGGCTGGGGATGCTGACGACGCTGAACGACCGGCTGTATGCGGGCGGGCTGACGACGATCGACCGGCGCACGGTGGGCGATGGGCAGAGCACGGCGAGCACGTGGGGGGCGTGGCCGTTTGCGCCGATCCGCTTCGAGGGGCAGGTGAAACACAGCATGGCGAGCATGCTGCGGGCGGCGTTCCACAACGGGCAGGCGGCGATTCCGATCTTCGATGAGGACGGGCGCGACGAGCTGGACGCGACCTTTCACGCGCTGGTGCGCCAGCTCGGGAACATCAAGGCGCTGCCGACGAAGGCGGCGTACAGCAGCTTTGCGCAGGCGGACCCGAAGGTGGGGGATGACTTGTTCGACGCGGCGTGCGCGGGGGTGTGGGCGCTGGTGACGCGCGGCATGGATGACGTGCCGACGGTGATCGGGCACAGGACGCAGAGCCGCGAGGCGCTGCTGGGGCAGGGGAGCCCGGCGGGGCTGTCGGCGTGATGTGGAGCCGGCAGGGGCAGCACGCGCTGCGCTGCGGGCCGTGGGTGATCACGCGGGTGACGGAGGATGGGGCGTCGCGGTATTGCCTGACGCACGACGAGCGGGTGCGGTGGTGGTGCGGGCTGCGGTTGTATGTGATGCGGTGGTTCGATAGCGCGGGGGCGGCGAAGGCGGCGGCCGAGGCGGATGACTTGGGGGCAGGCGGCGATGGGACTGATCGATAGTTTGAAGGCGTGGCGGCGGACGACGCCGGTTGCGGAGAAGCCGACCGAGCGGCTGCCGAACGAGGGGGGGCTGCCGCGCGAGATCGGGCGGCGGGCGACGCCGGAGGCGAGCCTGGCGTACCTGTACCGCCAAATGTGGGTGGACCCGGCGGTGCGCGCGGCGGTGCTGGACGTGCGCGAGATGGATCACCTGGACGGGCGGGTGCGGCGCATCCATAGCCGCATTGCGCGCGATGTGGTGAAGGGCGGGCTGGTGATGGTGCAGCCGACGGAGAGCCGGACGCTGCGGCGGGAGTGGGAGGCGTTCGTGCGCCGGCTGCAGCTCGACCGGGTGGAGAAGCTGAAGAGCGATGCGCGCGGGCTGGTGATGGAGGGGAATCTGGCGCTGCAGTGGGTGCTGGACGAGGCGCTGCAGGTGGCGGCCGGGGTGCGGATGCCGAGCGAGACGCTGCTGCCGTATGTGAATGAGAACGGGCAGTGGATCGATGTGCGGGAGGCGTACCGGCAACTAGATGTGTTCAGCGGCACGGTGCTGGCGCGGTTTGCGCTGTGGCAGTTGTTCGTGGCGCGGTTCGATCCGGACAACTTCGACGACATGGGGAGCATGGGCCGGCCGTTTCTGGATGCGTCGCGCGAGGTGTGGCGCAAGCTGCGGATGACGGAGGAGGATCTGGTGATTCGCCGGCGCACGCGGGCTCCGTTCCGCATGGCGCACGTGCTGGAGGGGGCGTCGGCCGACGAGCTGAACGACTACCGTGATCGGGTGGAGAAGGACCAGCACGAGATCACCACGGACTTCTACATGAACCGCAAGGGCGGAGTGCAGCCGGTGCAGGGTGATGCGAGCCTGGGCGAGATCGGGGATGTGGTGCATCTGCTGGATACGTTCTTCGCGGGGACGCCGTTGCCGAAGGGGATGATGGGTTATACGGACGGGATGGCGCGGGACATCCTGGAAGACCTGAAGCGCGATTACTACGAGGAGGTGGACGTGCTGCAGGACACGCAGAGCTTTGCGTATGCGCAGGGTTTCCGGCTGCATTTGCTGCTGAAGGGGATGGCGCCGGATCCGAGCGATTACCTGATCGAGTTTGCGGAGCGCCGGACGGAGACGCCGAACCAGACGACGGACAGGATGCTGAAGTGGTCTGCCCTTGGCCTGCCGAAGGGGATGATCTTCGAGGAGATGGGGTTCAACGCGCAGGCGGTGCGGCAGCGGCTGGAAGATGAGGCGAAGGCGGGGAATCCGTATCCGGGCGGGGTGGGCTCGATCGGGCCGGGGGCGCCCGGTGCGCCAGGTGTGCCGGCGGTGCCAGGTGCGCCGCAGGTGAAGGTGACGCCGGGCAACGCGCCGAAGGGCGAGAGCGCGACGAGCGTGGGGAACCGGCTGGGCGAGGGCGGCGGGCTGGGCGACTTCTGGGAGGATGCGTGATGCACTGCCGGGAGTGCCGGTTCAGCGAGGGGCAGGCGGAGGAGGCCGGGGGGCGGACTGTACTGCGTTTGTACTGCATGGCGAAGGGCGGGCGGGCGCTCGAGGTGTGCGAGAACTTTGCGCCGATGGTGCATGAGGCGCGCGATGCCTACGAGATGACGGACCAGTTGGCCGATGTGCTGGAGGGGCGGCGATGACGCCGGAGAAGGCGGCGATTCGGCGGGCGACGGTGCAGGCGCAGCAGGCGGTGACGCGGCTGGATGCGGCGGGGCTGGCGGCGCTGGCGCGGGCGTACCAGAACGCGGCGGCGGATATCCGGCGGCAGATCGAGGCGGCGGCGGGGGCGGAGGGGGCGGTGACGCTGG